TTAACTCTAACGATTTAGTTTTTATACTCAGTACAGAAGTAGATGAGTATGGGAACTTAATAATTAGAACTACACCTATGCAAGATATCATTTTAAAGGATTAGGATATGTATGATATAGAACAAATTGAAAGCATATTTGACAGATTGGCTCAAAAGGTTAAGACTGAGCTAGATACTCAATATGAATTAAAAAGGATTAAAGGAACTGAGTATGCAGAAGTTTATGAGAAGCTAATCAATGCAATACTTCTAGCTTCATTTGACGCTCCACTTAAAGAGAAAGAGATGGAGTACAAAGACGCTCAGATTGAAATAGCTAAAGCTGACTTAGATATTAGAGAACAAGAGTTGGCTCTAAAGGAGAAAGAGCTTGAGCTAAAAGAGAAGCAGTTAGAACTAATGGACGTTGAGATTGACCTAAAGAAGAAAGAGATTGAATTAAAAGATAAACAAATTGAAATGATGGACATCGACATTCAATTAAAAGAGAAAGACTTAGATATTAAAGAGCAAGAGCTAGAGATTAAGAAAAATCAAGTGCTACTGCAGGCTGAACAGGTATTGCTAACTAGAAGACAAATTAAAGGCTTTGATGAAAAGAGCCAAAAGGACGTGTTTAAAATTATTATGGACGCATGGGCTATGATGTTTAGTAGTGGTCTACTAGTAGATGATGATGGTAATGCCGCAGTACCAGAGATTATTAACAATGATAAAACTACATGTATATTTGACGCATTAATGAGAGAGTCTGGAGCATTTAAATGTGACAGTGATGACGATAACGATGATAAGGATAGAACAGATGAATAGTACATATTATACATTTAGTAATGCTGATGAGTTTTTAACTTTAGCTTTGGCTCAAAAGTTTTTAGACAAAGACGAAGAGGAAGCTAAGATGTTAGGGTACCAAGGGTGTTACGACGCCCTTAGGGAGAACTTTAGAAGAGACTCATTAGCTATGAGGATTGATGATATATGTTTTGCAGTATTAACTAGATGTGGTTTTCTAACTTTATTCTTCACTAAGAAGTTAAATAGAGCCAACTATGATAGAGTGTTTGAGATATTGGCTCAAGAAGTTAAAAACAACGTTGATAGGTTTTTATCAATCAGGACTGTTACTCTACCTTCATACAAGCAAAGTAGAAGGAATTTAGCTAAAGTAGGTTTCAAAGTTGGCTCAATATATTATGACTACATTGAGTACGTAATCTACAAGGAGTAGGTTATGGGAAGTAAAACTAAAACAGTATCAGACTTCCATTTCTCAACTTTACTTCCAGAAGAGGCAAATGCTTATCAGCAAGAGATACTTAGAATATTAAATAGAAACGGAATGTTAATTGAGCCAAGTTTGATACTGAAAGCTATGATTAATGATGTAATGTTTCAATTCAATGAGAAAGTGTTTGAACGTTTTGGACAGATAGCTGAGATACCTATGGTTGTAAACAAAGTATCAAATGAGTTGATTTACACAATCATACAAGATAGAATAGATGACAATATCAAAGATGTAGATGAGAATACTACCTATGATGATGTAATAGACTGGACATATAGTGGCTCATCTCAAATAATAAAAGTAGTTGCTGGAATTGACTTAGATGAAGACTCAAGTAATGAGAAGGTTTTTACAAAGCATAATGACACATTAGATATTGATATCTCATACACTACTCCCTCTTATATCCTTGACAATCAAAGATGGTTTATCGATGGAGATGAAGAGCCAACAGTTAATTATGAAGAAGATAATAGCTATGTGACATTAGTACAGATAGATGAGAATGGTAATGAGTTAGAAGACCCTTTGACTGGTGAGAAGATAACTAGAGACTATGACATTCCATATGATGATAGAGCAGTGGTTAGCATTGCATATTATGACAACAATGATGAAAGACATGGGCTTTACATGTTTGATGAAGAGCTACTAGAGACATTTGAAGATTCAACAGCATTATTCGTAATAGTTAAAAAAGATGGTGAATTCCTAGATGACTTATACACTAAATTTACTCTTAGTCGTTTTGGACTACAAGGTAAAACTGATGGTGAAGGATTAGAAGACTCATTGGCTCAAGATGAAATAAAGCATGCTTTCATAACATACAGTGTTCCAGATGAAGGTGAGTATAAATCGTTAATCCGTACACTATATGGAGATATAGATAACGGAAAAGTAAATAATGTAGTTATAGAAAATGATGGGTTAAAGATTGAGTATAGAACTAATGGAGATGGCTCATTCTCAGTTATATTCAATGGTAAAGCAAAAGAGTATCCATTAAAAGATGAGAATGGAAATTTAGAGCCATGCTTTATTATCCCAGTTAACTACTTAAGAAGACTTCCACTTAGAAAAAAGTTTCAAGCTTTTCAAGACTCATTCTCAATAGTTGTCTATGCAGAAGAAGAGATAAAGCTTAAGTGGTACCAGACAGGCTTCTTTAAATGGGTAACAGCAATTATTGCAGTAGGATTAGCATTTTACACTGGTGGAGCAAGCTTAGCATTACTAACAGCAGGTACCATTGCCTTAAGTTATGCACTAGCAGATATAGCTCCAGAGCTCCAGATAATAGTTGGTGTTGCTACTGCAATAATGACATTAGGAACTAGTTCACTATCAACATTATCCGGAGTTGTGACAACAGTATCTAAGTTGGCTCAATTGGGAAGTCAGCTATACAACCTATATGTAGTAGACAGTATAAAGGATATGGAGGCAGAGCTATTGAAGATTAACAAGGAAAGAGCAGAGATATTAGAACAGCTTGAAGAGATGAAGAACAACTATTTATACAACCCAATAGACTTTGATACGATGTATGATAGCTCATTTGCACTCATGTATAATAGCTACGACATTGTCTATGACTATGACAGATTTTATGATTTAGGAGGCAAAGATGGATTTTAATGAGGCTTTATTAGAAGCAGATACACTTAATGCTACTTTAAAATCAAAGATAGCAAAAAGTAAAGAGATATTTTTTGGTGAGCCATTAGGTAATGAAGTAGATGGCAGAAGTAGGATTGTATGGAAGTTAGCTAAAAAACAAAGCTTAACAATGATTGCTAACTTAGATAAAGCTTTTAGAGGAAAAAGTATTGTTGCAGTTGACCCAGTAGGTGAAGATGACGCATATAAGGCTAAGATAGACGAAGCGCTAATAAACTATTTTTGGAATAAAAAGCATACAAGGATTAACTTCCTTAAAAGACTTACTACTGTACTTGTTAGTGAAGGAAACGCAATAGCAAGAGTAGGGTGGAAGATTAAGAAGAAAGATGGGAAGGTAGTATTAAAGCAACCAACACAAAAGGTGCTGAGAACTGAGAATGTTTATATTGACCCAAACGCTGAGAATTTACAAGAAGCAAAGTATATTATTTACAAATATACAGATAGAGTAGACAATATTAAAAGAAATAAAGAGTATGACCAAAAGGTTATTGAATCTACATTAGGGAGCCAAAGTAGTGATGATATTTTTAGAAGTGAAACAGATAGTGCTATACATAAACAATACATTGGCTCAGATGTTGTGACTCTATATGAGTTTTGGTATAGAGACAAGGAAGGCAATATCAAGTTTGAAGTGCACCTAGAAGGTGAAGACAAAAAGGTAGAAAACGAATATGGTGAAGTTGAGACTAAGGGGAAGAAGAGAGGAAAATTAAAAGGCAACGATTCTCCATTCCCATTTGATAGATTTCCTTTTATACTTATAAACCTTCACCCAACACCATTTAGCTTATTCTCAGATAGCCTTCCAGAGCTTATATTTGATGAACAAAAAGTTACAACAAGTATTGTGCGTGGAGTAATAGATAATATGGCTCTAAGTAATAATGCTACTAAGTTTATTAGAAAAAACAGCCTAGATGAAATTAACCTAAAAAGACTTCAAGCTGGTGAGCCATATGTAGAGGTTAGGACAACTGGAAGCATTAGAGATGTAGTAGTAGATGGCTCATTTAATCAAATACCACAGTCAGTGTTTAATGTATTTGCACTATTTGAAGACAGTGCAAGTGAGACAACTGGAGTGAATAAGATGATGGGAGGCAATGCTTCTACTCAAGACCTTAAAGCTCCAGCTACAAACGTACAGTTAATGATGACTCAGAGCCAAATCAAGCTTGAGAATGTAATTGACAATATTGCTTTTGGACTATATCAAATGTTTAAGATGTGGGTAGCAATGTTTAATGAGTGGTTAACCGAAGCAGACATTGAGTTGATTACAGGCATTAATATCTCAATGCTAAAAGAGATTGAAATGCAGAGATTGGCTCAACAATATGGATTAGACCAAATACCAGACGAAGAGACGAGACTAGAAGCTCAACTGCTTATAGCTCAAAAAGTAGATGAACTATTTAATAACAAGTATGCAGACTACGATATAGATATCAAGGTTGGCTCAGACGCTAAGAAAACAATCAAGGTGCAACAACTTAACATGCTAATGCAACAACTTGCTCCACTTGCTAGTGTAGGTGCAGTGCCACAAAAGGCTATGCAGTTATTAGTTGCAGACTTAGCAGAGGCACTAGATAGACCAGACATTGCTAAGCTTATTGAACAATATGAGCCACAACCAGACCAACTAGAGATTATGGAGAAGCAAGCTGAGATTGAATACTTAAAGGCTAAAGCTATGAAAGAACAAGCATTGGCTCAAAATGCGTTAGGTAGAACTAAGCAGACAGAAGTTAAAGCGCAAAAAGAGATGTTAAGTATTGACCCAGAAGTTGGACAAAAGTATGCAGACTTAGCTAAGAAGTATGCTGAAATAGAAAAATTAGAGAAGGAGGCAGAAGGTGAAACAAATGAGCCACCAAGAACTAGTGACGTTATTGGAATGCAAGGAGTTTAGAAAGTTTGTGTCAATGTACACAGACGAGATAAAAGATATTGCACTAGCCGACGGTATTGATACTGTTGGCTCAAGAGATGAGATTAAAGCAAGAGTATGTTTTAATAACTACGTAAAAGACTTAGAAGAAAGGATTATGAATGGATAAGACAATTGAAGAAGAACTAAAGCAACAAGGCTTAACAGAAGAAGAAATCTATGATAAGATTTTTGACGAAGTAGATGATATTGAAGACTTAGAAAAGGTTATCTCTACTTCATTTAAAACTGAAGAAAAAGGAGAAGAACATGGCTTGCAAGAAGAAGAGCAAAAGCAAGAGCAACAAGAAGAAGAAGTAACAGCTTCTTCTAATGAGCCAACTCAGCAAGAGTATGAGTTAGAGATTAATGGAGTTAAGACTACATTTAATCCAGATGAACTATACGCTTTGGCTCAAAGATTACTTACTGAACAAGAGCAATTAAAAGATGTTGCTAAGTATAAAGATTACATTCAATATCTAGATGGTATTGATAAAGCAGACTTAGTAACACTTAAAGATATTATGAGTGGCAACAAAGAAGCTTTACAGTATCTAGCAAATAAATACAACATCGACATTGGCTCAGATGACTTTAGTCTATTTGATGAGCCAAAGCAAGAGACTAAGTATGAGCCTAAAGTTGAAGAAAAACAAGAAGAAGATGACCCTGTACTGAGAATCTACAATGAGCTACTAGACACAAACCCTTCACTAGCAAATAAGGTTACAGATATTTTTAACGCTTTACCATCAGAACAAAAGGCTGAGTTATGGAGACCAGAGATATTTAAGCTGTTCATTGGCTCAGTAGATAGTGGTGAGTGGGAAAGAGTATATCCATTGGCTCAAAAGATGTTAGCAATTGGAAGAGCAACTACATTACTTCAAGCATATGCAATCGCCTCTCAAGAGATAAATAAAGAGCCAGAGCAAAAGAAGGAAGAAAAACAAATAGATATCCCAGAAGATAACAAAACTAGAGAGATTGAGAAAAAAGAAGAGAAAAGTTACGACGATTATTGGGAAGAGATTGAGTTATAATCAACTCATAAAAACTACATTAGAAAGGATTTAGTATGGCAGGTGAAATTTATGGAAATATGGGTGAACCGTTTGGTGTCGCTGATTATGCCTATTTTGACAAGATGTTTTTAAAGAACGTTGTGCAAAACACAAAGTACGACAGAATGGCAACAATCAGAAAAGAGTTACCGCAAAAAAACTCAAACAAGATTGAAGTTAGAAGATGGATTGAATTAAAGTATTTAATGTTAGGTGGTGGTGTAAACTCAGAGATGACAGGAATTAATCCAGAGGTTACAGGTGAGGATTTACTGTTAAGTTTACCAGAAGGTGCATATAACGACTACGTACTAGCTGAAGGTAGTTCAGGTAATCAAGCTCCTAACATGAAGAGAATTAAGAAAGAAGCAGAAGTGTTTTTCATGGGTACATGGAATACATATACAGAAGAAGTAGGACTATTTGATAGCAAATGGACTGTACAAGAAGAGCTAAGACAACACTCAGAAGTAGCTAGTCTACTCATTGACGCTTATTATAGAGATGTTATGAGTAATGGTGCCGGTATTGTTTATGACTTATCAGACAATAATGTAGGTGACCCAGAGTTTACTCAAGCAAATAAAAGAGTAGGTAATACTTTATATTTAACAGGTAGCAAATCTACTGGACATATGATTAGCGCAAGCCTAAAATATGGGACAGTGCCAGTTTACTTAGATTATGTAGCAGACGCTCACCCTAATTTGATTCAAGCAATAGCTGATAGTAATCCAGATTGGGTACCAGTTGAGAAGTATGCTCCAAATCAGGCAGATAGATTAGAAGATGAGATTGGTAAAATTGGAAATATCAGATATAGAAGAAATCCAAATGCCTTAGTTGAAAAAGGTGATGAAGATGGTGAATACATTGGGACTATCCTAATTTACGGTAGAGACCATACAGCTCAAATCCCAGTTAGAGGGAAGAAGAGATTACAAACAATTGTAAACCCATTAGGTAAAGATTCTAAAGACCACTTAAGAAGAGTTGGTTCATTAGGCTGGAAAGCACTATTAGGTGCAATGGTTGTTTATCCAGAGAGACTAGCAAAAATTAAAATTAAGTTTAACTACTAATCTTCACATTGGCTCATTCTCTTGAGCCAAACCTTCAACAATACTTCTTTATAATGTTTCCTATAAAAACTTCATAAGGAGACAATCATGTGTAAAAGACTTGACGAGATTTTAATTGACATTACAGAGACAAAGCAACAAGCTAAAGATTTAAAAAGAGCTTTAGTTACTGCAATGAAGGAAGAACTATTAGAAGAAGGAAAGCTTAAGTTTACGGACTTCTTTACAATGAAGGTAGTTGATAATAATAGACCAAACGCTAAATATAAAAAGAGAGTAAAAACTTATCTACATAAGAAATTCAAAGAGGAGTTAAAGTAATGAGTTACTACGAATGTATAGTAGTTCCTATGACTGACTCTGCTAGAAAAGAAGGTGTTGTAACTTTCTCAACTCCATTCTCTGGCGGCATGAGAACTGTAAAACTAAAAGAAAAATGTAGACTTCATAAATCTGAAATTAAAGCAATCAAAGGCATGAAGGAACAAAGTATCGAAGAGCCAGATAATAGCGTTGAAGCTATCATGAAAAAAGAAAGGATTACACAAAAAGAAGCAAGAGCAGTTAAGGAACAAATGGAAAGAAGTGGATTTAATCCAAAAGTTGTTAAATTTGTTCCTCGCTATCATGTTGAAGTAAAACGTAAACTTTCTTAATCTTCTCCACTTAGCCCTTTCTGATGTATAATTAATCAAAACATTAGAAAGGAGCTAAGATGGCAGACTTATTATCATCTTATCTAACACAACAACTTTATCCAACATTTAACACAAACACTTCAAGCTCAAACACTATGAGCCAAACTAACAATACACTTAGTATGTTTACACAACAACAAGAGCAACCTAAGTATACGATTGATACTTTAGGTAATTGGCTCTTTGGTAACAACTACAATCCTAATCAGGGAATGTTTTACAAGCTAGACCAAACATTAGGAGGGATTGGCTCATTAGTTGGTACAGGGCTTGACTTGTATGGAGCATGGCAAGGTATCAGCTTAGCAAATAAGAAGATGGACCTTTATGACCAACAGTTAAGTATGGCAAAAGAGCAGTGGGCTAGAACTAAGCAAGAGTTAGATGGAATTAGAAAAGCAAAGTCTAGCTTAATTAAGGGCTTTTATAGCGGAACATATAAAGGATAGACTATGCAAAATTACTATATGGACGCACTAAGCAAAGGAAGTAGAGTTGCTAATAGCGGTATGAACATAGCTAGAAGTATGCTTGATAGTGTACAAGCTAGCATAAACAGTAGTAGTAAATTAGGTTTTGAACTTGCTAACTTGTTCAGAGTCAAAGAGGCTGAGAAGTTCAATCAACTACTTAATCTGGAACAGTTGGCTCTAAACAAGAAGAAAGAGCAATTCTATGAGCAATACAAGACTGATGAATTAGGATTAGCTAGAGAGAAGTTTGACTTTGACAAGAAGTACAAGACTAATGTTTTAGGGCTTAGAGAAAGAGAATTAGATTTAAAATCTAAATCATTAGAGCCAAAGCAAACTGCTACTCCAGCATACACTAATACTTTTGAGCCACTACTAGAGCAGGCTAAAGGAAATACACAACAATCAACATTGGCTCAAAAGGAAATGCAACCTACGTTGCAAAGACCAGAAGTTGAAAGTCTAGTAGGCAAAAGAGCAATTGAGCCAGTAGCTGGTATCAATAAGATGAATATAGATACAAAAGATATCCAACTAAGAATTGCGGATTACAACAAGAAGCTAGCAACAACAACAGATGAAGCTAGTAAAAACTATTACAGAAATATAATTAGTGCCTTAAGAGCAGTAGAGAAAGCTACAAATATAGATGACAAGAGAGCCAACAACATCATATCAAATACACTAGATTCAATTAAGTATTTAAAAGATGTAAGTGGTAATCCATATATTAATCAGTCTGAGTTGGCTCAAGTAAAGGCTAGCATTGCAAAAGCAACTAACCCACAAGAGAAGTTAAAGCTACTAGTTGAAAGCTTAAAGCCTTTTGATAGTAGAGGTGCAAGCATTGAGAAGTTAAATGGATTGAAGTTTAAAAACGTCAACTCGTCTATTCAAGCAAGTACAAACAGGCTAAAAGATAAAAATCTAAATAGCCTTGAAAGAGCAGGATATATTAAAAAGATTGATAACGACTTAAGAAAAGACCCATTAGCAATTGAGCCAACTATGCTAGATAGTGTACTTAAAACACCAGAAGTATTGGCTCAACTGAGTGATAGCTTTGGACCAGAGTATATTAGACAGCTAGAAGAGTCTAAACGGGCTAGAGAACTAGTAACTGATGTATGGGCTAATCCTAAAAACTATGAAGATATTTACAAAGCAGGAGCTGGAATAGCAGAAGCAATAGGTGTGGCTCCAGAAGACAAAGTAGACAAAGAAGATGTGTTTAAAGCATATAAGCAAGCAGTAGGTGAATCTATCAAAAGAACTGGGATAGATGTCGTTACTCCACTGCTAAGCGAGATAGGATATGACCTAAAAGGGAATATGTTTGATGATATATTCTCAAAGTATGGATATAACCCAGAACTTATGAACAGAGACAATATAGACTATGCGGCTATTGCAAAAGCACTAGGTAAAGCAAATATACTTGACGGGTATCAAGTTTCAAAGATAGCTCAAGGAATGCCATCAGGTAAGGTTGTTGCTAAAAGAGTATTTAATGACCCTAAAACTTTTGCTAAAGTAATTGACTATATTAGAAAAAATAGAGATACTGATACTGCTAAAACTTTAGCATTAGGCTTTATTGTTCACCCAACATTCTCAAAATATTTTGCAAAGAAAGGTAAAAAATGATTGACTTTGATAAATTACCAACATTTCAAGACATACTAGCTCAGCAAAAGGCTGAGTATGATACAGGCATAGGGCAAGATGATGTTAATACATTGGCTCAAGGTACAGCTAATCAAATTGATTATTCAATGACAGATGAGATAGTTAAGAAACCAGCATTGGTAATTGGCTCATTAGGAGCTCATTTTGCTGGTAATGATGACTTAGCTACTGAGAGAATCAAGCTAGCTGAAGAGACACAAAGAGCCAATGCTAGTGGTGCAAGAAGTGCAGATATGTTAGCTGACACTTTAAGCTTTATTCCAATGTCTGCGGCTACTGGTGGAGTAGCAAGTTTAGGTAGAGGAATGGGAGCTATTGTTGCTAAAAGGATACATGATAGAGTAGCTGAGAAGTTCATGAAGAACTATTATGAGAAAAGCTTGCAGAAAGTATTAAACAAAGGAGTTAAAACTGAGCTAGACACTGCCTTTGGTAGAAGCATGCAAGACACTATCAATATGACATTACAACAACCACATGCTTTCATGAAAGAAGAAAACGGTGAGAAGAAGTTTGACATTGGCTCACAAACTTTAGAGGCATTGGGTATTAACAAGGTTATGTCAGCAGTGCCGCATTATGCGTTAGCTGGTGCTGAGATTGGGCTTAATAAGTTTAAAGCTAGCAAACTAAAAGATAAGATTGCAATTAATGGAAACTACGCTAAGCTAAATGGACTAGACTCAACAGACTTCCAAATGTCTACAAAAGATAACATTGAAAAGCAAGCAGTAGAAGACATAAACAACTATCAACCAGAAGCTGAGTATTACTTTACTACTGATAACAAAGGTGAATTTGTTATGAATTTACCAGAGATTGGCTCAGGTAGAGGTATGGTACTAGAAGATGGAACATTATACTTTGATATGAGCCAATCAAAGATAAATGATAAGTTGCTAATCCAAAAGGTGGGTGATAAACCTATGTTTGAGCCAGTTAAACTGGAAGATGGACAATTTGTTGAGATTGGAAAAGAAGAAAACTTAGCTCAAGAATTGGCTCAAAATGAAGATATGGCCCAATACTCACTAGATGAGCAGGTAGAGTATGCAGATATCGAGAAAGCATTTGATAGCATTAATGACTTAAGTGATGAGTCGATAGATAAGCTTAGCAATCAATTCTACGAAATATTAAAAGACAAAGGTATTAGTAAAGAGAAAGTAAAAGCAGGTATTAAAGCACTAAGAGATGACTTAGTAAATGACCCTAATGCAGTAGAGAAAACTCCAGAAGTTTTAAAAGATGAAATACTACAAATGGACTTAAATGAGTTTGCACAAATTGCAGAGGAAGAGAGAGCCAATACAGCAAACACATTTGATGAAGCTAACGTCTACTATGAGAAGGGAGATGATGGGAATATAGTACAAACCATGACAACAGACAATGACTCAGTACTAAGTGAGAATGTTGGCTCACAAGTAAGTAAAAGAGATGTTGGCATAGATGAGACTAGATATTCAGAATTAAAAGACCCAACAGATGGCGCTATTGCTATCAACAGAAAAGATAAAGAGATTGCAAACAGTGAGACACAAAAAGCAGTAGAAGAACAAGCCAAGAAAGAGTACGACAACTGGTTTAAAAGAAAAGAGAGCCAAATCATCAGTGAAATAAAAGATGTGCATAAACAAAAGCTTAAACCAGAAGAAATTAAAACTATGGCTCAAACTAAGATAGACAAGCTTAAAAAGGTTAAGGAAGGCAACAAGTTTGAGTCTATGACTAAAGTTAAAACAAAGACTGAAGTTATTAGTGATGTGCCTAAAGAGAAGCTAGAAGCTACGAAACAAAAACTAATTGATAGCTACGGATTAAAAGAAGAAGACATCAGGGTTAAAGAATTAGAGAATGGTAAGTATGAATTAGAGTATGACAGCTTAGATTTCCCAGAGCTTAATGAGCAATACAAAAACTTAGACAAAGTAGATGATACAGTAAACGAATTTAAGAAGGAAATTAAGACTGAGAAAGAAGCAAAAGAAGCAATCAAGGAAGAAGAGAAGTTAAAGCAAGAGAAAGAGCAAAGTAAGCAAGAGAAGCTAGATAGTATCTTTTACTATAGAACTAAGCCAGATAAAGAAGGCAAATCTAAGATGGTGGACTCAATCGTGAACAAAGAGAGACTACTTAAAAACTTAGATGAGAAGATAGAAGATGTAACTAAGAAATATGAGTACAGAGCCAAAGAGCTTGAGACTTTAAAAGGACTAAAGGACAAGCTAAGTAAAGATAGAATCAAAGAGATTAAGAAAGAGATGAAGGAGCTGAACAAGGACTATAAGTTTTACAAGAAAACTAAAAAACTAGTAGGAGATGAAACTAATGGCGATAGAGCATACCATGAGTTGGTTCGCAAAGTAATTGACGGAAAGATTAGAAAAGTATTAGGTGACAGACAAGCAAGCTACAAAGCTCAATATGTAATGGAAGAATTGCAAAGACTTGATGATATGCTAGTAAAAGGAGAAGTTGAATTAGATGGATTTAAGTATGTAACCAGAAATGATAAAGGTGAGATAGTAATAAACGATAAAGCAGTAAGAGAATTAGAGCAAGCGTATGACACAGTGCTTAAAACTATTAATAAAAGGATTAAACAGTTTAGAGAAAGCTTAGAGTATTACGACAAGAAAAAGAAAAAGACTATTAGCAAGTTAGACAAAAGAGCAGAAAAGATGGTGCGTAATGCCTTAGAAGCTTTAGAGAATTACAAAAAGTTAATTGAAACTAGAAAAAATCCAGATGTTATAAAAGAGCATTTGCTTCAATATGTAGAAGACCCAAAAGTTCAAGAGATACTAAGAGAAAAGTACGAACTAAGAGAGAAGCTTAATGATATAGTAGAGCCACTAGATAAGAAGAGAATAGAAGAAAGATTATATGAATTAGACGAAGAGTTGGCTCAAAAGAAGTATGGTGTTAAAGAGTTAGAGAAGGAGTATCTAAAAGGCGTAGAAAAGATGGACTTTACTAAGTTTAATGAGAAGGTAAAGTCAATGATTAATGAAGCTAGAGCAACACTTGAACGTTCTAAAAAGATTGAGCCAAAGAAAGAGAGATTAGAAAACATAATCTACAAAGAAAGCTCAATGATTAACCTTATTGGCTCAAAAAAGATTGAAGCTCAAAAGCATAGACCTAAGGTTATTCAATTAACAGAAGCAGAGAAAAAGAACTTAAAAGTTGGAAATATAAATGGGCTTCAAGTTAAAAACATTATAGGTGTTGGTACTACATTAAAAAACGACAAAGCAAAACATATCAAAACAATAATGCACGAGACAACACACTATATAGATAATTACAATGAAGTAAAGTTTAGGCAAGACTTAATAGATGAGCTTAGAGCCAATGATGAGATTATGAGTTTATACGGATACGATATCAATGATAATGAGTTAATAGCTAACTTCATAGCAGACTTCTACACTGGTGAAGCTACTAAACATACTAAGTCACTGTTTACTGGTATTAAGAAGAAAAATTTCTCAGATGTAATGGAAGAATTAAATAGATATGACGAGAAACTATCAGAAGTAAAAGAAGATATCAAGGCTTTAGACAATGATTTCAAAAAGACTAAAGATACAAAGGAACTTGAATGGTTGGCTCAAAGAAAACTGAAACTTCTTGAAACTGAGAAAGAGCTACGAAGAAAGAAGCAAGAAGCAGTAAACAAATATTTCAAATCAAAAGATACTGTTGTTGTGTTTGACGCTTTAGACTTAGGCGACAGAGCAAAAACGTCTCTTGATGATTATGGATATAAACTGCACAACACAATTAACAGTAGCCCAGAGTTAAAAGGCTTATTTTTTGATGATGTACCTAAAGACACAGTTAGCACAACATACCACAAAAAAGGTAAAGCATTAACACAAATACCTATGGAGCAGTTGAAGAAGAAATATGAAGACCTTTACGATATGTTGGACACTATGAACATATTTGATGTATTTGTAATTGACGCTCAAAGAGAAGCAATGGAAAGAATTGCAACACTTAAGGCTGGTGCAGAAGAAACAATCATGAGCCAACTCAATGAGAGCTATAACAAATTCAAGAAAGAGATAGAAGACAATGTAAGAGCAGAGGATAAGGCAGAAGCTGATTATTACTTTGGTAGGGCAATACATATGGGGCTTCACAAGGCAGTACATGACTTAGATAGCTTTGATTTTAGAAGCGTTGAGAAGTGGGCTAAAGACCAAAATAGAAGCATAGGTGATTTGTTATTATCTAAAGGAGCTAAGTTAACAGTTGATAAACTAGACCTAAACAAAACAATAAATCAGCTAATAGATAATGTAGCAAAAGAGAAGTTTGGCTCAAGATTGACTAACTACTTCTACGCAACACTTAGAGATGGTACAAGAAGAAGTGGATTATCTGGAAAGATACCTAAGAATGCTCCAGAGATTGTAAAAGTATTAAGAAAAGCTATTGAGAATTTAGATGACTTAGATATTGATTTAGTAGGAACACTTGATAAAGAGATAGCTAGAAGAAGAACATTACATCAGTTATATAAAAACAAAAAGACTTTTAATAAAAAACTATTAGACACAATTGACAACAATGCAGAAGGTTTTAAAAAGATTTCTAAACTATGGGAAGGTGTTGAAGAGACAATGAAGAGGGTTGGCTCTTATGGACATCAGTTTGCAGTCAATCCAGAACTAAACCTTAAGAACTGGGACAAGGTATTAAAGCTAACTCCTAAAGTTAAAAAAGGACAAGATGTAGTTAAGAAATATAAGGGTGGAATGTATTTGGTAATGGAAGACAAACCAGACTTAACTATTGGTGCACAAGATAGTGTATTTGTTGGCTTTAGCCCTAAGAACCACGAGAAAGGTATTTACAAAGCATACCTAACTGGACATAAGATTAAGAAAGGAGATAAGGGTAAATACTATATTAAAATTAAAGACAAATGGATTGAGCTAGATACAAATGAGATAGCAGTAAGATATAACCAAAAGAAAGGCGTGTATGAAGCATTTGCTCATGTACCTATTCAAGACTTAGAAAAGAAGAGACTGTATGGCTCACATGACGCAGTCATTGATACTAAACTAAGTACATATTTCAAGAAAAATAAATATATAAGCTACTCAGAGAATGTGAGCCAACACTACCGTAGAAGACAGATGAGAATAGCATTAGATAATGGGATACTTTTAAACAAAGAAGATTGGCTCAAGTTAGAACCTAAAGAACAAGCAAAATATGTAAAACATAAGATAAGTGACTATGGAACATACTATGTAAAAAGGAGACATCTGCATAATATCTTAGGTACTAAATCTAAAGACTTAGGTGACTTTACAAAAGTATTTGGAAAATATAAGAAGTTTGTAGACGCTAATATTGTAAGACCTATTTTAGGTGCAATGGAAGCATTAAAAGGTGTGATATTAACATACAACTTAGCAAGCTATGCAAACTCATATGTTAGTAGTTATGCAATATACTTCACTCATGCTAATAGATTTGGAAAGTTTAGAGAAGATGTTAAAGACGCTCAAAGAGGAATTGAAAGCTACAAACAAAAGCTTAAGAAGGTAGCAGAGGAAGCGGCTAAAACTGGCGAAGATATAAACTACCTAATCAAGAAGTATAAGTTAGATGAAGACCCAATCCACTATGCTTTTGTAAATGGTTTAGGAACAACAATTAGGGAAGCAACATATGGTACTGGAGCGTATCAAGAGAATAGACTAATGAAGACATTAAGACCACTATTTAAAAACGATAGCATGTATAATGGACTTAAAAACTGGTTTGCTTTACCAGACTCTAAACTTGGCTCAAAGTTTGGTGAACTGTTTGATAAGACAGAACTAGAGCCAAAGCTTGCATTATATTTAGATGGTATTAAGAGTGGACTAACAAAAGAGGAAAGTTTACAAAAGACTTTAATGGCATTCCCTAACTACTCTATGAACTTAACACCTACATTAAGATTTTTAGATGTAGTTAGCCCATATACTAAATATTTAACAAACTATCCTAAGATGTTAGTATCAGCTCAAAGACATGGTATGGGTAGAGTAGCATTAATGATGGCAATGTATTATGGTGCGCTAGAGGCAAGCTATAACTTCCAACCAGATAAAGATGAGGAGTGGTTCTATGAGAACGACTTCTTTAAATTGGGAAGTGATACATATTTATATGCTCAAAGCTTATTACCATATGTGTTTCCATTAGACCCTGATGAGTTTGCGAATATTAGTGTATGGAGTAGTTTTGATAAGTTGTTATTCCCATTTGATTTAAACCCTTTAGTTTTTGCAAACTAAAGGAGTGAGCCAACTACTGGCTCTCCTTTGCTAACAAAGTGCTAGCTTTCTCTAATACCTCTTCATAAAACATAGGACTTCTGCTTTTTATAACTTTTAATCTTTCATACACAGAAGCATATGTTCTACCCAATTCATAAGCTACTTCACTAGTAGAAAGACCTTTAAGTTTTAACTTCATAGCTTCAATTGTTTCCTCTTTAGTCCACTTTGCTCCACGCTTAGTAGCAAACCTATTAACCCATTGTCTGCCAACATGATTTAGCTTCCTAATTTCTTTTGAATTATACGTTCTATCAGCATGTATTCTTCTACACTCCTCTGAACAGTACACTTGAGTGTGCACTTTCCTCTTAAATGTTTTGTTACAAACTGGACACTCTGTTGGCTCTCTCCAATCCATTTTCCATCTGCGTGGATTAATTGTATCTTTATGATTTAGAAGTCTAATTTCATGTCCTCTCATCTTAATCTCATGTTTATCAGTGAGCCACTCATCTTCTTCAATTTGTACATCATAAGCATTCTTCACCCACTCTTTAAACTCATCAAGCATTTTGTTTAAATCGTCCCATTTCTCATACATCTCTTCAAACTTCATTTTTATTGGAGGTATTGCATAATAACTAAAACCTCTACCTCTTTTAATTCTATAACTAAGAAAACTAAATAACGTCATTTTTCTGCTCTTCTTTAATTTAATAAATCTTGCTCTTTTCATTCAATCTCCTTTAATAAATTTCTAGTGTGTTCAATTGCTTTATAAACATGATGTAATCTCTCCCTAACTGGTAACGCTTCCATATACTTCTTATTACTTTGTTCATGCACTAGTTGGCTCATTTCTCTTTCTAACTCTTGAGCCAAAGCAGTTGCACTGTCTAGCTTTAATTCTAAAGCCTCCTTATAATTTAAGGAAGCTAGAAGTATAGGTTGAATATTGTACAGATACTCAGTAGTTTTCATAACTAATCCTTTGCTAAGTATGCTAAAGAATTAAGTATTGCGTATCTATTGGCTCTAACTAATCTGTGATATCCCTTTGAGCCAAAGTCATACTCATCAATATGTGAAGCAAAGAATGGCTCTAAGATGACTCTTGGCTCTCTGCCTGTACATAAAAACCTTCCACCTCTTTCATTGAAGTTTCTACCCTTTATATTTCTATCCTTGTTTCTTAGCCATCTATCATATAGCTTATCAAATATTTGAGCCACATGCTTGCCTCTTCTACTCTTCTTGCAATATAAAACTTCATGACCTTCTACATCAGTATCAATTGAAGCATTGAAGTGAAGCTCAATTGTTAAATCTGGTCTAAACTCTCTTAATTCCATATTTAATAAATCTATTTGCCTTCTATAACTTCTAATTGGCTCTCTATAAAATACTTCTACATTTACACCATCTAATATTAAAACATCTCTTAAATCTTGAGCCAACTCAGAATTAAACTCATACTCAGTAACTCCATTAATACCTGTTGCGCCTTGATACTTCTCATTGTGTCCTACTACTATTGCTAATTTCATCTTATTCTCCTTTTAGTTCTTTTTTAACAATTTCTACAATTTCTTCTTCGTTGTATTTAATAACTTTATGCCCTATATGCTTTACATCAAGATTAATTGGCTCTCTCTTTATAGTTCTATACTCTTTTGTTTCAATATATCCTAATTCGTCTAATAAATCAAAAACTTGAGTAGTAGTTAAATCTGGAAAGTTTTTCTTAACTATTCTACTCATTGAATGATATCCATCATCATACTCAATGAACTTATCTGCCTCCAATTGTTGAATCTTCTTTTGTGCTTTATAGTAATCATTCTCTAATTGCTTAAAAGCAAAATCTACTATTCTTGCTCTAAGTCGTGGCTCAAATCTACTTATAAACCACACAGCCATTTTTACATTCATTTTAATTGTAGGAATTAATTGAGTCCCACCTCTATTCCCTCTTGAAACTTTAATTTGTAGCTCGGAAAAATTTCCGAGCAACAATTTTTCATCAGTGCTTAACCTATTATAATCTTCCATAAAAGCTCTAACCAAATCTCTATGCCAATCTTTGCCTTTATCTTTGCCAAATCTTTTAGCAATATCATAAAGTGTTAATTCAATATGAGCCACTGCAATCTCTTGTCCTGTTAATCTAATTAAATCATTCATCTTATTCTCCTTTTAGTTCTTTTTTAATTTGTTTAAATACTTCTTTGTAATGAAGCCCACTTTGAGCCAACTCTTCAATCCTATCTGCAACATCAAACTCTAATGCAGTTAACCTTGCTAAAGTTTTCTCATCTAATATATCTCTAGGATTGGCTCCTTTTGGTAAGTTGATACCTAACTTTTTATAAATTAAATTAGTATAATGCTTATAATAGTGTCCATCATTATATTTGTTTTCAACTTCTGCCCTATACTTTATTACGTACTCTTTAATTACATCTGTAAGCTCCTTTCTTGCTTTTTTAGTTGCTATTCTGTAACTAATCCATTCTTGGCTCATTTTATTTTGAATAGCTTTTAATTTATCTTTCTCTATTTGTCTAATAGTTTCGGTAAAGAATGTTATAAACTTCATTCTATTTATCACTGCTTCTTTACCTGTAAATTGAAGAGCTATTTGTTGAAAGCCTTCAAATGTAAGAAGATACCTTTTTCTCTCTTCACCTTTTTTATCAATATATGGTGAATACACAAAGAACTCTTTAATTTTAACGGGCTCAATTTTGAGCTCGTTAAATTGCTTAATCTCATCTTCTATTTTGCGAAGAACATTTTTGTGAAGTTTGCCAAACTGCTTAGCCAATTCTCTACTATCACAAAAAACTTTACCTTTTTCCATTACTAGCTTCAAGCCTTCTTTTGTTATAATACTCATCGTTACTCCTTAATATTTATTTATAACAATAACATTATAATGAAATTTACCTTAATGGTAAGTTTCATACTATTCTCCTTTCAATTCTTTTTTGATATTATTAGATAGTCTAAACTTAACAGATTTCTTAACTAAAGTAATTGGCTCATCTGAGCCAAATATCTTGTGGTTAGGTTTAACCTTAGTAACTGGCTCAAATACACCTAACCCTTTAATATGAACTGTATTGCCTTCTACTAGTTCTTCTTTTACTAATTGAGCCAATGCTCTAGTGAACTTCTTAACCTCTTTAACCTCTAATCCTAATTTGTTTGCTAACTTTTCATCAATTGCTTTAATCATCTTTTTCTCCTTTTAAATTTAAATTTTATCTACTAACTCTTTTAAATGTTCCCAATCACGAACAACACCAGTCTTTAGCATTGAAACTATAGTTTGTTCAATTCTATCTCTTTCTCTTAATTGTTCAGCAGTTGCGGTATTCCAATCATTAACTCCTAATCTTTTTTTAATTATATTAGCTATTGTTATGTAATGACCTTTATGAGCTTGCTTCCCTAATATACCTTCTGCGTATAGTGTTAGTGCGTCAATCATATTTAAATAATTATCTCCACTATTGTCTCTATAAAACAACATTTTGTTATTTATAAATGTTTCATATACCTCATCTTTTAGTTTTGGAGATAATGCTATTGCCGCGTCAAGTAATACCTTTAGATGAGCTAATGTTGTTGCACCTTTTCCACGTGTCCTCTTGATTGGCTCTTCTACTCCATTGTTTTTTAAATATTTAATGTAGTCCTGTACGTCTTGTCTCTTTATCCATCCATTTAAAGATAATGGCTGAAGTCCCTCTTCAACTCTGTACATATTTCCCATAGCAAATAAAATGTTTAAGTCACCCATTTGGCTCTTATGAAATATTGGGAGTTCTCCTTTTTCAAATTTTACTAATATTTTTTGATTTGTTTTCACTATCAGCTCCTTTCTTAATTAATACAATAAAATAATATCAAAATAAAAACATAATGTCAATACCTTGAAGTCACTTTAAAGTAAATTTTAATTCTTCTTTTACACTCATTATTTTTTCTTTCTATTTGAAATATATCATATAACACATGTAAAAAACTCTAAAAAACGATGTGTCATTTTAAATTTTATCTACTAACTCTTTTAAATGTTCCCAATCACGAACAACACCAGTCTTTAGCATTGAGACTATAGTTTGTTCAATTCTCATTCTTTCAGCATGTTGCTCTGGTTTAGCAGTATTCCAATCTTCAACACCTAATCTTTTTTTAATTAGTTTTGCTATCGTTATGTAATGACCTTTATGTGCTGGTTTTCCTAATATACTTTCAGCATAAGCAGTTACTGCGTCATTTAGTTCAATATACTTATCTCCTCCTAAATCTCTTAAGTGAGTTAATTTTTTATTTATAAAAGTCTCTATAACTTCTTTTGCAAACTGTGGAGATAGTTCAATAGCTATTCTTAATGCTAACTCTAAGTGAAAGTATGTTTTGGCTCTTCCTTTACCTACTTTCAGCATTTCATTATCTAAAGATATGAACTCTTGAATAGACTGCCTTTTTAAAATATCTCTATAATGTATAGGCTGAAGTCCGCTTTCCTCTCTAAATCTATTAAGTAGTCCGACAAATGGATGTGCTTCTATTAGTAAACTTTTATGTTTTACTAATATTTCACCTAGTGAGAATTTTACTTTTAATGTCATTTCTGTTTTCACTAATTGTTCCTTTTTAAATTGTTTGTTTTTGACATATTTGATATGTCGATTGTTATTCTACACAAAAAAATATTAGAATAACATTAAACATAACATAGTGCTCAAAAATAAAATGTTTATTTTGAGCATGTTTTTTTTAAACTTTGTTTACTAACTCTTCATACTTTTCAATTATCTCTTTTACTGCAACATAGCCATAGTTTTTATTCACTGCTTCATATACTTTTTGAATAGTATCCTTCTTTGGCTCATTAATCTTTTCTAGCTCTTCTTTAACTCTTTTTAATATTTCACTATGATATTTGCTTCTACCTGTATGTAGATATCTATACAAATGCCATAGCATTCTTCTTTGATTCTTTGTTAAATCATTTCTTCTGAAAAACTCTTGCAAACTGTCCTCTTCTATAAAACAATCTGAGCCAAACTCTAATATCATCATCATATAGTCGTATATTTTCCTTAAATCACTCTCTGCTTGCCCTTTGTGTGGGTATCTGCAAATGTACTTGACTATATTACCTACTATAAAATCTAACTTGTTATAGGTAATAAATCTTATTGGCTCATATCTGAATACTTTGTAATGTTCGTTAGCAGTTTTCATTTACATACTCCTTTACTTTTTCCCATACTTTCTTAGCAATCTTTTCTGCCTCCTCTTTATCCTTATGCCATTGAGCCAAAGTCTCATCGTCTAGCTCTTTCTCTACTTGAGCTATTCTCATTTTATATAGCTTTACTCTACTAATTGTTTTACGTTTAAACACTTGTATTGGCTCATTTAAATTGTTCGACAAAAACCTATCGAACATTGATAGAACAAAAGCAACAAAGTGAAACTCTTTTCCATTGAATACTTTTTTAAGTAACTCGTCTTCTCTATCCATCTTCATCAAGCATTTAGCTTGGCTCTCATTGAATTTATTAACTTTAAAAAACCAATCAATATCTTTCATCAAGAGGTCTAGTGCCTCTTGAAACATTGGGTCTGATTCCTCTTTACATTTGCTTAAATGTGTGTGCATAATAAGTAGTATTACCTTCTTAAACATAGTCGCATTATTTAGTTTCATCTTCTCTCCTACACTTTGTAAAGTCTGCTTGATACTCATTGCCTGTTATCTCTTTAACAAATTTCCCATCTTTAATTGAGCCAACTCTAGAACTGATTTCCTTTAGTACTTCACCCTTAACGCATTCGAAATCATATCCTGCTAGCTCAATAGCCTCTTTTGCTTTCTCTCTAATATCTAAAAACACTTCAGTCAACTCTACTAATTCATTGAAGTTTCTAGGCTGGCTCCCTTCATAGTACATGCCGGTATAAAACTCTCTTAACTCCTTAGTCTCATCTTTGGTATACTTCTCTTCTGCAACTATCTCTCTTAACTCTTCATAGATGTTTTGATGTTCTACTAAATCTTTATACTCTGTTAATAACCTATCTTTGTTGAACTTAACTATATCTTCTGGTATATCAATATCCATAATGTTTTCATAATCTTCTACATCGTAAATAGTCAATGAGCCAACACTATTGAACTCACTATACTTCTTATCAGCTAATTGTTGCAATTTATATAATGCTCCATTTGCATAAACATAAATATCAGCAAGTCCATCTATTAGTTGGCTCTCATCATATTTGTTCAACAAAATAAAATCATCTGCAAATATTTGCCCTGCAATGCTTCTTAACTTGTCGTTAATTTTTACTATTTGTTTTTTATCTGTAATCATTTTAAACTCCTCTTACTTGTTTTCTTAATTTGCCTAATCTGTCACTATCAGCCAGCAACGCCTCTTTCTCCTTCTTATTGGCTCTAAACATATCTCTAGCTTTGAGCCAATCACTAATCTTAAATCCTAATCTACTGTTATAGTTGTCATATAAACTGATATATAGTAACTGTTCTCTTGTCATCTTTTCTCCTTTATATTAAAATTAAAATTTTTACAAAACTATTTAAATCATATTTGAAGTTATACTTCTTGAATAGCTTTACGATATCACTATCTGTTGTGTCACTATTAAATCTATATGCACTAGTGATATCATCACACAGAACCAAAGCGTTATCTTTAAGGCATATATAGCCTTCTTTTCCTTGCATAATAAACTCTATCATATACTCTTCCATCATATCTCCTTTACAATTATTTCTAGTATATCCTCATCAGAACCAAACACTGTTGGCTCTAATATAATTCTATTTTTATCATCATCTTTCACCCAGCCTTGCTCGGTAAAAACATCTTCAACAACTTTACAGATTGGTGCTGAATTTATCGAGTCAAATTTCCTGTTACCTTTCCTATGGAATCTAAAAGTAAACTCAATAGCATTCATTGGCTCACTTCTTTGCTCTACAAACCAATCTTTAAGCATTGCTTTTAATTCCTGCTTGATTTCCTTTCTTTTATTCCAATGCAACCTATTCCATAGATTCATAGAGACTAATTGATTTTTAACCTTTGGGTATGGAATATGTAAAACCATCTACCAACCCTCCATAAATGAATCAATCTCGCTTGTTTTGTATAGTGGACATACATCTTTATAACTACAATACAGTTCACACTTAGCCGGCTTTTTGTATCCAGATAATGTTGTAATGTAGCCATATTGTGATTTATTACAATGGAATGCTTTTACATTAATGTCTACCAATCTTCCATTCTCATCATACTCACACTCTGGCTCAAGTCTCTCTATAATCTCATTCAGCTTATCTTCAATCTCAGAGCTTGAAATAATAGGTACTTCTAACTCCTTATAGTGTGGTACTTCTCTTTTTGTCTTATAGTTCCAACCTCCATCTTTAAATATAAATAGAAGTCTAAGATTGTAATTTGAACCAGATAAGTATCTGAGTATATTTAGCTGAAGTATGTAACTATGAGTATAATCACCTTTATTTATTGCCTCTTTTAGCTTTTTATATGTGTTATATTTTGTAGTTTTAAAATCGTATATAATCTCATTCTCTTTATCTAAAAGGTCAGCAGTTCCAGTTATACTCCAACCTTTAAAATCTTTATCAAAGTCAAACTCTGGCTCATATTTTTCACTATTCTCAAATAAGTGCTCTAACCCTTTATGGATTAGTGAGCCAATGCTAGCTTGACTAAACTCATTCCCCAATGAGCCATACTTGATACTTAGTGCTATCCTAAGCATGTCATCACCTAATTGACTAGCACTAAGTCTTTTCTCCAATGGCTCTCTGTTATACTCTAAACGTTTCAATATCTCTTCTATAATCATGTTTTCTCCTTTATTGTGAGCCAACTAAGTGGCTCTTAATTAAAATGGACTATCTGATAAGTCGTCATCTTTATTAGTATTATTTTCCTTGTATGAACTAGTAGGCTTTTGTTTTTCAGCCTTCTTAGCTTCTCTTTCATTTGCTCTCTTGATTGCTTTCTCAAGCTTCTCTAAACACTTTTCGTCACAATCAAAATCTTCTACATACTTTAAGTCACTTTTGAAACTATCGTTGTAGTCATTGTATGCTAGAACTAATCCAGCTGTAAATTTTTTACCTGCTAACTCTGGAATACCAGCAACAACTTTTTGTTCACCATATACAGTTTTTGCGGCGTCAACTGTATTTGTTAATAGTTGTGCTACCTTGTTTTTAATCTCATACTCTTCTTCAATTCCATAAGCTTTAGCTACAATGGTTGCTAGCGTATTCCATGCTGGAAGCTTTCTAACTATCTTTTTACCATTTGCCTCAAATTCAAATGTGCTTTTACCTTCTTTATTTGTTAGGTATAAGTCAAATCCTTTTCTACCTACTTCCTCTCCTGTTCTTGGGTCAAAAAGGTCTAAATCTAAATGCACATATTTAGCTCCTTTTTTACTCTCTGAACCAAATGCTTCTGTAATAACTGCTTTATAAGCTCCTGTATACTCTTCAAATCCTTCTTTTGCCTCTGCTGGTACAAAATCCCAACCATTAGTATCTACGTCTAAAAATGCCATTTTATCTCCTTTATAAGTTAATTTTGTAGTACTTAGTTGGCTCTAAGCACTATCAAACTAACTTGCAAGTAGAACCACAAAGGGTCTACTTTATGTACTCTTTGAAGAAATCTTTTAAATGATTTTCAAAGTCAATCTCCTTTGGCTCTAAGAAATAACCTGTTCTATCCTTAATTGGGTGAACTAATATTTTATTGTTGTCTTGTTTTTCGAATCTTAGAACCACATCATACAATGCTGGTACAAATTCAACAGTCTTTTTTCCATCTAGTAATGGTTTATAAACTGTTTTAAAGTTTTCCTCAATTACATCTTCTAATGCAATTAAAACAACATTGATACCCTCTATATCTCTGAAACTTTTTAGAATTGCTAGCAGTTTTCTACTTAGCTCACCCCAAAGTTTTAAAGTTCTCTTATCATCACCCCAATATTCATCGTTTTGAAGTTCCTCAAGTATCATATTGCTCAACTCTGTAATAGAGTCAATTATGACAGTATCAAATTTGTCCTTGTTTTGAATTAGATATTTATAAGCCTCTTTTACTTCATCAATTGATGATGGAGTTGCAACAACAATGTCATTCTTAGCTCCTTTTAAAACTCTATGCCCTTTTTCTAGACTTAACATAAATGTTCTACCAGTTGCAATTGCTGTTCTTGTCTTCATTGAGCCACTTTGTCCATAGATTAAAACTTTTAACTTTTGGCTCTCTTCTAAATTTTTATCTAAACTTTCAATCTTCATTTAACTCTCCTTTTTAAGTTGCTCAATTCTGAATTTTGTTTTATTAAGTTCTAATTCTAGCTCTTCTTCCATTAAAGTATTTTGAATTAATTTCTCAATCTTATTCCTTTTTGCTATTAATTTAGCTAATTCGCTATTTTTGTCTCCTCTCCAATAACCTCTAACTTTTTTAACCTTTGCAACTCCATCTTTATTTACTGAGCCAAACTTATCTTTTGGATACCAATCAGCTAATTCTTTTGCTAACTCTTTATTCTCTTCTAAAGTTTGTAATAACTTCTCCTCTAACAAATTAAAAGCTTTAATATACTTCAACTTCCACTTTAAAGCTTCTTTACCTGTTAACCCCATTACTGCTAGAGAGAACCCATCTCTTGTCATTTCATAGTATTTATTTTGCTTTCCGCTTGCGTCTATATATGTTTTTTCTATAAATAACTTACTGGGCGCAAAATTGCGCTCAGTACTATCAATATCTTTAATTATGTTTTCTATCTTTCTTAGGAAGTCTTTGTGATTTTTGCCGAATACTTTCGACACTACTCTACTATCTGCTTTGAAGCTATATCTATCTAGCTTCAACCCTAACTTTTCAATCTTCATTTAACTCTCCTTTCTATTAATGTTAACAATTGTTTCATGAACGTCATCAAACTCTTGCTCACTTAGAACCACAACATCATCTCTTATTTCATCAAAACTCTTTTTACCTTCTAGTTCAACTCCACTCTCAACAACATACTTTACGTACGTTGTTTTTTCAACTAATACTTCATACTTCATTTTATTCTCCTTTTGTTTTTTAATTACTCTCTCATCTCTTAATTTTTGAATCTTATTTAATAACTCTTGCTTCTTGCGAAGCTCCTCTTCTTTTTTTGCTTTACTTTTAAACCACTCTGGCTCTGACTCCGGTAACGGACTAAGGATTAAATAAAAGCTAAGTAATGCACTAGCTATCATCCCTTCCTGAGTACCAGTTACTGAGCCAGATGTCAACATAATTACTATCCCTAGTAGGATAGTGTCTACTGTTGCATTTACATACATTCTCCTTCTAAATTTTAATAATATAATCAGCAAGTTAAAAAACATTGCTATTGCTGAAAGGAGTATCATTTATTTATCCTTTCAGCTCTTAGCTTTGTCTCTAAGTAATCTAATGCTGGACCTTCATAGTTTGCAACTATGTACTCTATAAACTTATCCAATTCGTCTATATCCTTAATTATTAAATCATAAATCATGTATGAACTAATTGGCTCACTATGCTTTAATGCCTCTAATACATCTTTCTTATCCATCTTGTCTCTCCTTTAAGTAATTTTCTAAAGCAACCTTATCGATTGCCGAAGGAAGAACCACATCATTGAGATATAGTTCATCATCTATGCAACTATCTAACCCTTCAACATATATTGTTGGCTCATAATTAAATGGCTTCATTATGTATTTACTAACACTATCTTCTATTTGAGTTTTAATTACTTTTAATAAAAGATAGTAATAGCTATTTATGTCTGTTTCATCTAAGTCTTTGTCAAGCATAACGCCTGTTTCAATTACATCTAATGGTATTTTATACTTATTAGCAATCTCTTCTAGTTTTTCTAAGTCTCCTGACTTCCATAAGTAACTATATTTTAACTTCATGTTTTCTCCTTTAAAATTTATTTCACAAACAGAACCAGAGACTACTTGTTTAGTCTCCTAAATATAGTTGCCTCTATTTCTCTTTCACTTAGTGGCTCACTCAGATAACTATTAATCTCTAGCACTTTAGCTTTAGCAGTACTAGTATCTGTTAAATCTTTAATCAACATACCAGCTCTAAATAAAGTATTGTTACGTGAGCCAACAATAGCATTGCTTATTGCCCATTTACTAATACCAGCTATACGCTTGTCAACATCTGTACTAGTATTAGCCTCATACTCTCTAATCGCTCTGCTAACTTCTTCTTCTTTAGCTGTCTCTGGTATACAACAAATAGGGTCTAATAAGTCTGCCTTGTTTTTAAATATTTGAGCTTCTGGATTAGGGAACCATAGTCTGCTTAGCTCAACTGTTGAATAGTCTATATAGTTGTATAGCCCTAAAAGCTTAGATACATTCCTAACAAACTCTTTATATTTTCCACTATCAAGAGAAATAACTCTTTTAATAGGCACAATGGCTCTAAAACGGTCTGCAATAATTCCATTCTTTTCCTTTCTATGAGATTTTGTTGTGTAGATTATATTTGTATAAGGAAGCAACATTCCTATACAATCATCTAGGTCTAGTCCATCGTCAATGTCAAAAGCAATACAATTGAATTCTGGTACTGCATTATTTTGACTTCTTGTACCGTTGTAATGTACAAATGAGTACCAGTCTACTTTGCTTCTAACTAGTGATTCAATAGACATCTTCTCGCCAAAGAACTTAGCTATTTTATTTTGAGCCAACACTCCCCTCTCACCTTTACCCTCAGTATTTACACTGACTATAATCTCATCTAAGCTACTGTCTCTAAGTGGCATTAAATGCACCATCATAGAGGTAGTTTTTAATTCATAATTGTTTCTATAAGCATACTCCTTTAACATATCTAACTGCTCTTGAAGCTGGCTCTTAGTTAATTTAATTCCTAATTCATCTAGTAACTCAGTCTTAAACTTAGATTTAACTATCTTTAAATGCTCATAAATCTTAAGATACGGCTGTTTAGGTTTAATGATTGACAGCAAGTGTTTATCGCTGATTTCAGACAGTTTTATAGCTACCTTAAGGCTTTCTAGCTCTAAGTAGTCAAAACCGTTTATAATTGAAATTAGACTAGCTAAACGCTCTATTTTGTCAATGTTACTAGTTCTAATATAATTCCAATCAGTTGGCTCTTTATTGTAGTCATCAATTAACTTTTCTCTATATAGAGCCAAATAAGCTTCTGATGTCTTTGGTATATAGAACTCTTTAACTCTTCTAATATTGTCTACTGCTTTTTTTAATATTGATAAGTCAACATCATGTTTTTCCTTTAATAATTCAATCTTATCAATTTTAATATTAAAAAACAGTGCCCTTCTAGCAAAGCCAGTCTCAAGCACTTCAACTAAATCCCTATATTTCTTATCGTCTCTTTCAAATGGAGCAATAGTACCAAATAGCAATGCGTTAGTAGGAAGGTCTTCGATAGGAGGATATTTCTCATTAACATTGACACTTCCTAATGAGCTACCATCTTGCCATAGTTTAATAAGTAGCTCAACTGTCTGCTTATTCATATTAGAGCCAAACTCATTCTCCATAATATTGAAACTACCATACCTACATTTAGATAGGTAGTTAGCTACTCTCATTGCTCCTTGTACACTACCTATTAAAGGCGTCTTGTATTTAGTAGGCACAATCATTGAGTCGTCAACCTCGTCCTCTTTTAAAGATTTGCTTACTATATCTGCATACCCTTTGATTGGCTCTAAATTGTTCTCTAATATAGATAATGTTAAATCTTTACCAGCACCACTAGGAGCAAAAGTTACCCCCATATGGTTTATATACCTATTTGCTAATTTTATCCTCTTTATTCCAATTATTGAGCCAAACACAAACAATACTTGATTGATTGCTATCAATGGCTCTACTTTTTTACCACTTATATTCTCTGCCTCTTTAACTACTTCGTTTACTATATCTTCAAACAACATAACAATCTCCTTTTTAAATGAGAACCAAACTAAAATGGTATCTCATCATCACTTAAATCAACAATCTTTTCTTCTACTTTATTGATTATCTTTTGTATCTCCTCTTCGCTTATTTCAAAGCTCTCTTCATACTGATATATCTTCTTTGGCTCATAAGGTAGAACAATTTGTTTCTCAATACTTGAACATACTGGACAATGAGCCAAAGTATCTGTCTTATCATAAAACAGTTCAATAGGTAATACTTCACTACACTCTTGACACTCATACTCTTGTGAGTTATAGAAAGCATTCTTAAAATCCTTCCTCCAATAGCTTTGAGCCAATAACCAGTCAACCCAAAAGTACAATGAGGTAATCTTCTTTCTCTCCTTAATTAAACGTTTAAATCTCTTTTTAAGTTGATTGAAGATAATAGTTTGAAGCTTTGGCTCATGTTCGAATAATTTATATACCCAAATAAGTTTATCAAAAAGCCACTCCTGACTTTTACTTGTTAACTTCTTTGAGCCATACCTCTTGTTTATCTCTACCATTAAGTCTAATAATTCATAGTAATCTGTTACTGCCTCGTACAAGTCAATCAATTCCTTATTTGTTAGAGATGGTAAAGCTTTAGATTTAGCCTCTTGTATTTCCTCTATTTTAACTTTTAACCCTTCCCTTAACTCAATATTAGGGTCAACAGTAGAAAGTAGATTTAAAAGGCGTTTACGTGCCTCTATTGCCTTCCTATTCTCTTTAGTTGGCTCAATATGTGGCATAGTATCAAAACCCAACCTTTGTAGGTTACCAACACAATCAATCCACACTCCATATGGCTTACTGTCTGCTTTACGTCTAATACGGCCTTGTCTTTGAATAAGGTTTTTATCTGAGCCAGATGGTCTTAGGTCTACACCTACAATTGTGTCTGGCACATCAAAGCCTATTGATACTTTTGCAACAGACACTAAATGTCTAATATTTCCTTCTTTAAAAAGTTGAATTATCTCTTTGTCATTACCATCTTGACTTGTCAATAGTCCAACAACACTCTCTTCTTTTTCTTCTGAGCCAATAAGTGAAGGATTAGATATGGTATAAGTGTCTGGTATTAACTCTCTTAAAACATCAGCTGTGGCTCTTGCATGTTCTATTGAGCTACAAAACCAAATTGACTTTAAATCTTTTACAGAGCCAATACACACATCTTTATTAACAACTTCAGATATAAGCTTTTTGTTAACATCTTTTAATAACTCATAGCTTCTCTCATCAGTTATGTATCCTCTTTTGTTTATCTCCTCTATAACACTATCATTGACTTCATTCGTTGAAGCTATCTTATAAAACTTAACATCACTAAGATATCCTCTGTCTACTAAGTCTAATGTAGTAACAGTCTCAATTAAAGCTTCTTTCTTTGGCACAAAATGTCCTTTAGAATCCCATGGAGTACCATCCATGCCTATTACTATATCTGGCTTAAAAAGTTGCTTTATTTTGGCTCTATTGCCTCCCTCATAGCCTTGTGAGTATTCATCTATGATTAATACATCAATATCTAACTCTATCTCTCTTGCTACTACTGTTTGCTCCATAACAATATAACAATCTTTTGAGCCAAACACTTCTTCATTAGCCTTTAATACAGTAGGATTTAACCCTACTTTGTTGAAAGTCTCAGCAAGTTGTGGTATAAGGCTTGAAAACCTAACCATAACTGCAACTTTCTTACCTTGTGAAATATAATGCTTAGCTAAGTATGCACCAGAAATCGTCTTACCAAATGCAGGCGGGGCGTATATACACACCTCTGACTCAACACTAGCTAATCTTATAGCCCCTTTCACTGCCTCTTCTTGATAGTCTCTAAGCTTCATTACCTACTCCTTATTAATTTTATCTAGAATGGTGAATCACTATTTTCAATTCTTTTTAAGAATTCAATCTCTTTAGTATATTCATCGAAGTCCATTTTGAAATATTTTTTAACTCTATCATGATGATACTTCTTCGTTTCATCTTTCTTTAAGGAATCTTCTGTTATATTAAAGAACTCTATTACGTCTTGAGCCACATCTTGATGAGTAAACTTTGACCTTAGTTCATCAAGCTTTGGCTCTTTACTTTTTTTCTCCCTTCTCCAATATATCTCATAATTATTTAATATCTCATCAGGAAGTATAATTTGATATTTGTTTTTGCCTCTTGAGCCATTATATTGAGTATTAACTTTTTTAATTAGTTTTTTTTCAATCAGTGATTTTATAGATTTAGATATTGAATTTCTATTTGAAAAACCATAGTTATTTATTATGTCATTATATGACAAAAACGTATATTGTTGCAAATATCCAAAACTTTCACTCATTAACCCATACAATAACCTAAACTCTTGGTGATTTAATTTTTTTTGTATATTTGACTCTCTGAGCCAACTACAATAAGCCCCAACTAGTATATGGGGGTGATTAATCTTTATCTTTTCCATAGTGTTCCTCCAAAAACTTTTCTATTGCTTTATTAACGAACCAACTCTTAGTTCGCTCCTCACTTTGAGCCAACTCAGATATCCTATCAAGCAATTCCTTCTTAACGTAGAATGTGAACATCTTTTTGTCTGTCTTTTGTCTTGCCATAATTTACTCCTTATTATTTATTTATATGTAAAAGTATTATAACGTAATTAAACTTAAATACAACTTAAAAGTATCAAATTAGATACACTAATTATAGTATCAAATTAGATACACAAAGAAGTTACGTAAGTATCAAATCCGATACTCAAACATAAGTATCAAATTCGATACACTAAGAGATGGGTGTCATAAGTATCAAATCCGATACTATAAGAGCAAGTATCAAATTCGATACACTAACTTTTATAATTAGAAAGAATTTCAACTAGAAATTCTTTCGATAATTAGAAAGAGCTACCTTGCTCGACGGAGCTCACAAGGTAGCAACTAGAAAGGGGTGGGGTGGACTTGTTGTTACTACGCAACAAAAGTCCATATGATAGTTTATTAGTTACTAGTTATTAGTTATTAGTTATTAATGAGCCATAACATACCTTTAAATCTATTTTCTATTGGTTGGTATTGGTATGGGTTGGCTCAAAATAAAAGTTTCCATTTGTTATTGTATTGGCTCTATATCTACTACCTTTATTAAACTATGAGCCAAAGGTAAGAAGTCCAATCCTAGTTTTATACTATTGGTATTGGTATTGGTATTGGTTGGGGTTGGCTCTTTCCCTTGCGAAGCAAGGGTTGCATACTTTTTAATATCTTTAAATACTTGATTGAATACTACTTTCTTATACTTGCTTCTTGCTAACACCCTGTCTATCCTACTTAGGTCTTCAAGTATTGGCTCATCATGTATTCTAACTATTAGTTTATCTAGTCTTAGTATTAGATAGATGTACATTGGCTCTAGTATCTCTTCCTCTTTTTTACTTTTAGACTTTTTTATTGGTAGTTCATACCTTTGTATAAGCTCATTTGCTCTATCTAGTGCTTCTTTCTTTACGTTTATATACTTTATTGTTTTAGTTTCAACATGTTCGCTGTCTATTAGGTCTTCTTTTCTTAACACCTCAACTATTTTATCTTTAGCTGATGTACTAAGGTTGGCTCTCTTGATGAACGTTGTAATTGAAATTGCTTTTTTACTCATATCTAACTCCTTTTTATTTTTGTTAATTGTTTTGCTGTTTGGCTCATAAACCACTATTAGAACCAGAGATACTATTGAGCCAATACCTACTATACCCTAAGCTTAGAAAATGGATTTAAACCTTAATTCTGGCTCATTATTAAAGTATTTTTTTTAGGGCTAGCGCCCTAAGTACCCCTTAGTTTAGCTGTACCTTCAAAACAGTCCTCGAAAATTGGGGCACCCCCTCTAACTTAAGCTAAGACTAAAACCCGCCCGCCAGCCGGCGGACGTCCTTTATCTTATCTTAAGCAAGCCACTCCCCCAATTTGTCTCCGGCTATTTTGAAGGTACGAGGAAGTGTGGGAGGATTGGTAGGATTGATATGTGCTCATAATGAAACGTAATTACCCCTTAAATCCATTTTCTCTGTCTTACCTATACCTTACTATACCTTAGACCTAAAAATAGCTTAAAATCAAAATTCTGTCTTTTGTTAGGTTATTGAGGTTATGAGGTTTATGCTGTACTGTTTATGCTGTGATGTGTTTGGCTCACTTATACTTTCAGACGAAGTCTGGAAGTATTTATTAAAAACAAAAATAAGCCATAGTTTACCTTTAGATAAGGTTTACTATGGCTTTAATGTAGAAAATTGATTTATGACCCAATTATGAGCCATAGAATTGATTGTATACATCTCTAATCTTTTGCTTTATATCATCATCTTCAAATCTAATACTAAACTCTTTACTCTCATCATAATCATCATGGTAGTTTAACTCAATATGACCTGTTGAGCCATAGAAGTGGACAAATAGTGAGTTGTATGGGTGGCTCTCATCTCTAGAGCCACTCCATACTTTCTCATCTGTGTGTAGAAGTATTTGTATGTAATCTTCTTCTACTCTTTGCCTGCACCCACATTTATTAATTAACAAGTCATAGTCTACAAAGTCTAATAGAACATCTGCCTCTTCCCTTGTAGCAACATTTAAGGCTTTCTTAATAACTTCTTCATATAACTTATTCATCACACCCCTCTCCTTCATAGTTATAGTCTATATTACATAGAAACTTAAAACCTTCATGTTTACAAGGCTTTAAGCCATCTATTAGGTGGTATTCAAATACTATATAGTTGTGCCACCATGGTGCAATATTGTTTCTTGCTTCCTCTTCTAATTCTACTAAGTCATACTCTTTGATTTGTCTAATTATCTCATCTAACTCATCTTTGTCTTTTATTCTTTTGTCAATAAATACTTTCATGTTTAATCCTTTCTACTGTGTTGTTTAGTTGTTGTTGTTGTTTGGCTCTTAGGTTACTACTGTTAAGTAGTAACCAACTCAATTAATAGCATTAGTTAATTTTAGTGATGGTGTAGTAGTCTTCCTCTACTCCATTCTCATAAATTGTTGGACTTGGAACAAAGTTTACTACTGTGCTACCATCTACCTCATGTATTGTATGCCACATATCCTCAAAGTCTCCAATTATCTTTTTAAGAGCTTCAAGCTCACTATTAGCTTCTACTGTATATACCTCAACTTCTTCACCAAAACCATCGAATAAGTTGTGCTCAATTTTAAATCTCATCTTAGTCTCCTTTTTATTTGTTTATTTGTTTATTGTGTTGTGTTTGGCTCTACTACTTGCCACTAGCAAGTAGTTTTGCCTCTAGTACTGTTAATATGCCAGACTCTACTAGAGCTACTAATGTGCTAATTGAAATGTGGTTTGCTTTGTGCTTAATAGACAGTAGTCTTAATTCCTCTCTTAATGTCATGTTAGTCTCCTTTTTATTTGTTTATTTGTTTGAGCTGTTTGGCTCTATCTCTAAGCCAGTAACTGACTCACAGACAGAACCAAAGCAAGCTACCTAAGTAGCTTACAATCCTTCTTATTGAATACTTCTTTATCTATTTGTATATTACCCATCTCATCTTCCTTATAAATTGATGAGTAATACTTTATTCCAGTCTCATTGTCTTTACATACAATAGGTTGTAGTATTGGCTCATTTTGAGACATTTTTAATGTCTCAATACCAATCAATACTAGACCTATTACTACTGCAATCGTACACATTGCAAAATACCTTCTCATACTCATAACATCTCCTTATTTTATTTATTTTCTGTCTTTAAGCAATAAGCTTATAAGAGCCAACACACTGCTAAACAAATCA